CCAGATACTAAGAAACCTCAACCAAAAATCAAACCTAAGACTGGTCGTAAGTGATCAATAATCTTAGTAAGGAGAGATAAATGTTAGAACAAAATAATGCTGAACAATCTCAGCCTGTCGAGACTCAGCCAGAATTAGTTAATACCACTCCAGCTGAAGATCCTGTTACAACACATGAACGTGCTATGTTTAACAAGTATGTTCAGGATCAGGGTCAGAAGATCCCATCTAACTTCAAGGATGCGGATGCGTGGTTTAACAGCCTGTTAGAAGCCCGTAAAGGCTTTACACAGGCAAGGCAGGAAGTAGCTGCCCTGAAGAAGCAGTACAACGAGAATGGCGTTAGCAATCCTGCTTACCAGCCATCCGGTGTAGTAGATCAGGTTCAAGAAGAACCTAAGTCAGAAGACCTTTCTGGTATTCCAGAAGATCTCAAAATCACAATGCAAGATGCTTCCAAGCCTCCTATAAATTCTCGGATTAGTACAGAAGATTGGGCTAAGTGGGGTAAAGAAATTGACTCTACTGGTTCCGTAAGTGCTACTACCCGTAAGGAAATTAAGGATAAGATGGGAGCCGATGATGTGATTATTGAACAAATGATCCGTGGTCGTAAGGCATTAGCCAAACAATCATGGGACGATGCAGCTTCGGTTGTAGGAGGAGGAGACAACCTAAAGCGATTGTTCAAGTGGGCGCAAACCAATCTTTCTAAGGAAGAGGTTGATGCCACAAACCGTGCCTTGCAGACCAATGCATACAGAAATGTTTTGCTAGGCTTAAAGGCTAGATTTGAATCTGAAACTACACCAGCAAAGCCAGCAAGTAAGGAGCCACAGGCTTTGCAAAACAGGGTTAATCCCTCCCAGGTTCCACAACAAGTGCAAGTATTTAAGAATATGGCAGAACAAAAAGCTGCTGTAGCTGACCCCCGTTATCGTACTGATGCTAATTTCAGACGGGCCGTTGAGCAAATGCTTATTAATACTTCACGGTATGGGTTTAGAAATCGTTAACTCCGTATAATCCAATGGACACGGAATAACTAATGGTTTCTCCAATGTATATTTATTATGAGAGAAACTTTAATTAAGGAGAAACAACTATGCCAATTAGCACAGGCGACAATTTAACAGACATTTTCCCAGTAGGTACTGATCTAGGCAACTGGCCAAACGGTGGTACAGCACCCTCAACTACTTCTATTCCAGTTACTAGTGGTGCATCTGATCCAAACTACTGGCTTCCTATTTGGAGCGGTGAGGTTATTCACGCTTATGACCAGTACAACATCTTTGAACCAATGGTTGTAACTGAAACCATTGAATCAGGTACTACCAAGCGTTTCCCAATTACTGGGACCGTTGGTCACAAGGGTGTATGGGAAGCAGGCGAAGAACTACTAGGTGATACTGGTATTTCAACCCCAGGTTGGTTCGATATCTCACTCGATCAGCGTCCTATGTGCGCTTTCTTTGAGCTTGATGATATCCACCTCATGCTTACTCAGTGGGACTATAGAGCTGAACTAGCCCGTCAGGCTGGTCTTGCTCTAGCTAATGTCCGTGACAAGCAGATTGCTTGCATGATTGCTCAAGGCGCATTTGCCGATAACCGCAATCCATTCGGTACTGGTTATGCTGGTATGAACAACAGCAGCAACCTTATTCTACCACCCGATGAAGTATTCAATGCTCTTGGTAACACCAAGTGTGATCCAGATGCAGTAACTGCAAAGGAAAAGAGAACCAATGCAGCACTAGCCCTACTTGAATACCTAGAGCGGTACATGGTTCACTTACAAGAGATCGACGTTATGGGCGGTGAAGTTTACTGTGCAGTAACTCCACAGGCTTTCCATGACATTCGCGCTCTTGGTATTGCTCGTAACGTCGGTGATCTAGTCGGCGGTGCTGGCCGTCCATTCTTCGGTGGCGTTGCCGAAGCTGGTGGTCTTGGTGCTCCACTAAACACTGGCATGTTTGGTCTAAGTGATACCCTTGAGTATATGGGTGTTAAGATTATTAAGAGCAACCACCTTGGCCAGCTTGATCAAACTTGGGTAAACACCGCTGGTGTTGCAACCACCAAGACAATTGGTGTGACTGGCGTTGGTACAAGCGGTCAAAAGATTGGTATTGTTACTGATCTTGGTGATGCTAAGTATAACTTTAACTTTGGTCAAACAACTGGTGTTGCTGCTACAGGCGGCGCAGGTGTACCCGGTACACTATCATCTGGTGATACTGTAAAGCCAGTTAAGGCTCTCGTATGGCAGAAGAATGCTGTTTGCTCAATGCGTCTACAGGGTATGAAGGTTGAAACCGTTAAGGATGTCCGTAGAGGTACATTCTTTACCGTTAGCAGCATCATGGGTGGTGCTGGCATCCTCCGTCCTGAGCTTTGCGGCGCAATCCAGGGCTCTTACACAGTTGCCTAATCTAGCGTTTAGCTAACAACTCATGCCTAGGGAGTCGAAAGATTCCCTAGGTATTTTTTCTAAAGGAGGATTTATGAAACCATATAATCCAATTCAACAATCGTCTAGAGGACTTGGCGATTCCGTAGCTAAGGTTTTTAAAAAACTAGGTATAGATAAGAAGCCTGGTTGTGGCTGCGAGAAGAGACAAGAAATGCTTAATAAGTTAGTACCCTACAAGAAAGGATCAAAGTAATGGGTTTGTATTCGTATACGGATGCTATAAACCATATGTTACTTGCTTCCGGTGAGCATCTGGTTAGTGATATTGAAACTGAGTCAGGCGTAGATACAAGTGTAGCTCAGTTTATACTTAACCAAGCCATCAAGTCTGCAACAATGAGGGGTATAGCAAATAATAGGTTTGTAGATACATATGAGCCTGAAGTCGATGGTAAAATTCTTTTGCCAGCTAATGCTTGCTATGCACAGGTTGTCGAGCCGTTGTTTGATTCTACGACGGGGGAGGTGATCCATACTACTATTAAGTCCAATCCACCTCGGCTTTTCAACATTACCAAGCAGACAGATGTATTTGACAAGGCTTTAAAAGTCGAAGTAATTGTTCTACTAGGTGATCCTTCTAGTATATCCAATCCTTATGGATGGAATGATATTGATTCTCCATTGCAGCGCGGTATAATGGAAACCGCAGCAAGAGAATATCAAGCAGTAACTCAGGGTGATCCGAATGTAGATCAGTACTTAGCTAGCAGAGAGCAATTCCATGTAGCTAGAGGTAGAGCTTCTGATATCTCAAAGAAGCGTCGTAGTATATTTGGTGGTGATCCAGGTACTAAAGCAGCTGTAGATCGCCGTGGTATACTAAGTAACGATCCTTACTTTACAAGAACGAGGTTTTAATTTATGCCGTTTATCAGACTTCCTATTAATTCACTTAGCGGTGGTGTTGGCAGACAAGCACCAACAAAACGATTGCTTTCAGAAGCACAAAACATTGATAACTGTCTGGTTACACTAGAGAAGTCTGTTGAAAAACGGCCACCACTTACTAAAGTTAGTTGTGAATCTGGTTCACCATATCTTGGTCAAACAGAGAATTCTCCACTTAGTGTTAAGAATTCTACACCGCTTACTAACTTCTTGGATCCTCTTGACCCAAATCAAGATGGTCCTTTAACAAACTTTAATACTGATAATTTGTTTTTCCATTTCTTGGATATAGATGGATTTAATCGTTATTGTATTATTATTAATAGAGCTGCTTATAAGTTTGATCCACTTGCTGTAAATAGTTTTCACTATGAACCTGCTGGATTTGGTGTAGCTATTGATATTAAGTTAGATGACTTTATTTCTGTTTATAGAATTGAACCAACCGAGTGGATTAAGGAAACGGTAGATAATAGTGCAGGAATAAATAATACAAGTGGATTTAACCGAAGTGTATTTGAGTACTTAACATTTGGTAATAAAACTGGTCTTGCTTCTTATAAAATGGCAAACCAAGAAATTCAAATATCAAGCTCTACTCCAATGAAAGATACATTTGGTGCTATTGATTATGATGTTGGTATTATTCTATGGAATAAACTAGTTCCATTGGATTTTATGCCTAACAATGCAAGCTTAGAATCTAGTGGTGGTGGTTTTAAAAGCCCCAGTTTTTATTCAAACATTCCTAACAATGAATATATTCACTCTGGAGATGTAATTAATTATAAGATTTCTGCTAGGCCACCTGCTTACAATGGTGCAAATGTTACAGACCCAGCCATCCAAGAAGATATATTAGGTTCATTTGATATTAATGGTGACTTTATTGAGAATCCTTTGTATTGGGATAATGTTAGAGATGATATTATATTTGAAGTAGATGCATCAAATGAGTTATATGAAGAAGTTGAAAAAGGACAAAGTAGAGAAAACTTTGGTAACATACCACAGATAGTTTCTTTAGGTTCAGATAATAATATATCTCAAGCAGTCAAAGACCCAAACGGCTGGCAAGCTGTAAGAATGTTTCATCATTATTTAGATAATCCAAGGAATATTCCTATTCCATTGGTTGATGGTATTGAAGTAATTGACTGGACTAAAGATCA